CGGCCTGGTTCAATACACTTCCGCCGGCACCCGCATCAGCCGCAACGTGAAAGTGCTGGTGGAATACCGCGAAGTCGGCACATCCACCTGGACGCCGATATATATAGCCAGTCCTACGCTGGTTGCTGCAACTTCGTTGAGTATTGCTTCTGTCGCCGGCACATACAGTGTTTATGCCTCCAAGACCGGCGTCGTCAGTTATGCCGCCGGAACTGCGGAAATCGCCGATAATTATCGCGTGGGCCAATTTAATGTGGAACATATTACCGGAGAATTCGAATCCTGGGATATTACAGATATCCAGAATCTTTCCCCGGCCGGAACAACCGGCATGGCGCTGACTCCGGGCGGTGTGATGACTATTAACGTTGCCGCCGGCACCGTGATTAATTCCGACAATACGTTTTCGGTCATTGAAGCGACGACGTCAGCTCTGCGTTATGGTTATCGCTGGCTGGTGGATAGGACGAAAAGCTATGAAGTCGCCCTGACCCGGTTAACCGCCGATACGGACAATGACCTGATCAGCGATGCCGTCACCTGGACATACCTGCGTTCGATATTGGATGAACATCCGGTGAATTTCCCCGTCCCGCTGGCCATGACGGCGATCCGCATCCGCGCCAGCGAGCAATTATCCGGGATCATTGATTCCCTCAACGGCATTGTCGGCAGTTACGGCGAGACATGGGACGGCGATGAGTGGGGCGGTGAAGCCGTGACCAATAACCCGGCTGCTTTGGCCATGCTGGTTTTAAAACATCCGGCCAATGTCCGGGCGCGTGCCGATGCGCAGATCAATGTTGATAACATGGGCGCCTGGTATGAGTTCTGCGAAGCTAACGGCTATGCGTTTAACATGATCCGCGACACCAAAGCATCCGTCTGGAATGCCTTTGCCGATATTGCCGCCGCCGGCCGCGGCGCGCCGACCATGACCGACGGCATCTGGGATGTTATCTATGACAGCGGCGATCAGCCCGTAGTCCAGCACATTACGCCGCGCAACAGCTGGGGATTTCAGGCCGAAAAAACATTGTTCTACCCGCCGCACGCTTTCCGGATACCTTTTAAAAACGAGAATGAAGGATATGCGGATGACGAAATCATTGTCTATGATGACGGATACAGCGTATCCAATGCCACGCAGTTTGAAAGCATTGAATTTCCGGGCATAACCGATCCGGAATTGATCTGGAAATACGGGCGCTATCACATTGCCCAGGCGCGCTTGCGGCCGGAAACTTATGGCCTGTATCAGGATTTCGAACATCTTGTTTGCCGGAGAGGGTCCAAAGTCCGGGTGGCGCATGATGTTGTTCTCTGGGGATCCGGCTGGGGGCGTGTGAAATCTCTGGTAAAATCCGGCAGCAATACCACCGGAATAATACTGGACGAAAAAGTGGCCATGGCTTCCGGAACTTCTTACGGTTGCCGGTTTCGTCTGGCGGATTCCGGAAATACCAGTCTGGAATTATCCGTAGAAGGAGTAGAAGCAACGGTTGAAACAAATGAATTGACGTTTCAAACCGCAATTCCCACGGTGGACGGTCCGCAGGAAGGCGATCTGGCCATGTTCGGAGAAGTGGAAGAAGAAACGGTCGAATGCCTGGTTAAATCGATCGAACGCGCGTCCGATTTTTCCGCCCGCCTTATCCTTGTCGATGCCGCTCCGGATATATACTTAGCCGATCAGGGCGCTATTCCGGAATTTAATACACACATTACCAATCCGGTTGACGTCACAAAGATAATTCCCTCCACTCCGGCGATCACATCCATTGAATCCGGTACATCAGCATTGGAAATATTCTCCGGTAGTGTGCGTTCCCGGATATTCGTTACAATTACACCCGGAACAGCCAATATACCTTTGAGCAAGTTCAAACTGCGCTACCGTCCCGTAGGATCGTCTTTATGGCAATTTATGGAAACGACATCGGATAATAAGACGCTAATTATTACCGATGTAATTGACGGAATTGTCTATGCAATACAAGTCCAATCAATAAGCACCTATGGTGTCGGTTCCCTTTGGTCTGATATCCGCAGGGAAAAGGTTGTCGGCCAATCTTCACCTCCGGCTGATGTAACAGGTTGTGCCTGTAACGTCATCGGGGCTAATGCCTATCTGTCCTGGAATCCGGTCAGTGATGTTGATCTCAGTTATTACCGCATAAAATGGTCGCCTTTGCTTTCCGGTGCCACCTGGGCCGGAGCTGTTGATATTGCAGCTAAAATCGGCAAGCCGGCAACATCCGTTACGGTTCCGGCTATGGTCGGGACATATCTGATCAAGGCGGTCGATTATGCCGGAAACGAAAGCGTTACGGCAGCCGCGGCTATAACCAGTATTGCCAGAGTAGCGGGTTTGAATTTTGTGGAATCGCTTGAAAATCCGCCCTGGGCGGGAACTGGCGACGGCGCCGCTTATGTGGCCGGGATGGGCGGCCTGATCCTGGAATCGGCCAACGACTTGTATGATTCGGAAGACCTTTATGCCTCCGGTGAACTGTATGTTGACGGGGAATTGCTGGAAGAAGGAACTTACGAAATTGAAGAAGTAATCGATTTACAGGCGGTGTTTACGGTCCGGGCAACCGCATCGATCTCCATCGGCGGCCAGGATTTGCTGTCCGATGTTTATTTATTTGCCGATCTTTATGACGCGGGAAATCTTTATGGTGCAAGTGAAGGTCAATATTCCGCATCATTGGAAATAAGAACTACCAATGACGATCCGGCAGCGGATCCGGAATGGACTGATTGGCAGACATTTTTAGTCGGTGATTATACGGCCCGGGCGTTCCAATTCCGTGTATGCTTAAAAGGCACCCCCCCGGGAATTACTCCTATTGTCTATTCCGTATCAGCAACACTGGATATGGACGACAGAGTGATAGGATTTTCGGCCACAGTTCCGGTAGCCGGTAAAAGAGTAGATTTTAATCCTGCGTTTTTTGTCACTCCGGAAATCGGCCTGAGTGTCAGTAACGGATCGGAGGGCGATAAATACACCATAACAAATTTGGATGAGACGGGATTTGATATCGCATTTACTAACGGCGGCGCCGCTGTGGAACGAAACATCAGTGGAATCGCCAAAGCCTATGGAATAATGGAGGGATAATTATGAGCCAGGTTGATGAATACAAAATTCCGGCATCGCCGCTCCAAATGACGGAACTGGCGGCTGTCCTGGAAGCGATGTTTGCGGCTGTCGCAAGCTCCAACAGAGGGGCTACGGCGCCCGATAGCCCTTTTGAGGGGATGCTCTGGTGGGATACATCGGGTAATCCTACGGAAGTGCTCAAACGCTATACGGTAACAGCGGGCTGGGTGTCGCTGATATCGGTAAATATTACAACTGGAGTATTTTCGTTTGTCGGTGAATCTAAAGTAACGCTGACTGCCGCCGGTGATCTGCCTTATGCATCAGCCGCAAATACTTTGGCCAGACTGGCTAAGGCGGCATCCGGTAATTATAAACTGTTTCAGAATGCCGGATTGACTGCCCCGGAATGGGCAAAAGGGATTGTTAGAACATCCCATACTTTCGATTTGTCATCGTCAGGAGTACAGACGCTTACGGGAGCGGGATTTACTCCGGCAATGGCGATAGCTATTTTTGGTAAATCCGGTACGACTTGCGGTATAGGATTATCGGATGGCAGCAACGGCAAAACTATAATCCCGTTTTACGGCTCAACATTATATGGCTCACTTAATAGCCATTTCATTGAGGTCTATGTCGACGGAGCAAATTATCAGATTGGCACACTATCCTTTAATGGCGACGGTGGTCCGATAAATTGGGCTAAGACAGGTTCTCCGACGGGAACACTATATTTTGATGTGATTTGGTTTAGATAGGGAGGGCGAAATGATTGCAGTATCTCTTACAAAGGCGGGTAAATTAATTGAATTGCTGGAATGTCCGGATATTATGCCCAGGGAACAACAAACTGATGAAACAGACGAAAATTATGAATTGTATTTGGCTGACTGCGAATCGCTGGAAAACTTCCGGATAACCGCGCTTAAACAAAACTCCCTCAATCGGGGTTATTCCGATGCCGAAATTGATATCAAATTGGTTACAAACGAGGAATGGGTGGCGATTCAGGAAGCGAACAAGCCGGTTCCGACCTATGCCGATTTGCGCCGCGCGGAATACCCGCCGATTGCCGATTATCTGGACGCCAAAGCAAAGCAGTCCTCATCCGATCCGGCAATCCTGAGCGAAGGATTGGCTCAAGAAGAAACATATCTTGCGGCCTGCATAGCGGTAAAGACAAAATATCCGAAGCCGGAATGATTACCGGACAAAAAAGGGGGCTTGCGGAAGCCCCCTGCCCTGCTAATTAAACTTGATCCGCTTTGTGTCCGTCTCGAATTCGGCCATTACTTTGGAGATTGCTTTGCGCAGTATGTCGAATCCTTCTTCATATACCGGTGTGTCTCCCGGAGTCTTCATTTCTTTGACGTCGGCTTCGTAGATTTTTGTAAAAATAAACTTTTCTTCTTTATCGAGTACCGCCACTTCCATCTTGACAATGCCGTGAAATTCAACATCTTCGAGTGCGGCAAAAATACCGATAAACGGCAAGCCGGTAAGTTCATGCGGCTTCCAGGTAAAGTGAAAATTTATGATTTTTACTTCCGTTTTATGCCCTTCCGGATTGTCGGGGAATCTGGCTAAAAACATCTTGTCAAATGCTGAGTTCAATGGAGCGTCAAACGCGGAGTCCCCGCAGGTGAATATCCATGTCGGCCAGATATAATGCTGCACAAAGCATTTTTCTGTTTTGAGTTGTTCGTTTCGTGCATCGATAAAGGTAAAATGAAGATTGTTTATATCGCTGGCGGGAGCGCTATAAGTTGTCAATTTGGCTATGGGCAAGGGCTCATGCGCACAAGCAGTGAAAAAGAAACAGACACAAATCAAAAAGAAAAATATTTTTTTATAGATCATTCACCAAATATCCTTTGTCTTAATATTTTTCAGTTCATCAACTTCATTTTTTGTTTTATTTAATTCTGTGAATGCGGCGATACGTTCCAGTTTGCCATCTATGCGCTCAAGGATGTTGACAATATGATTTACCCGAAAAATCCATCGGAAAATGGCGATCGGAATAGCGATCAAAAGAATTATAATTAATATTAACAAAAAAAAAGTTTCATTCATAATCAAAAGTTCCTTTTATGGATTTCTCTTGTGATTAAATTAATATTTGCTTTTTGGAATTGCAACACGATGCCGGTTTTTTCTTCACGGCTAAGTCCAGCGGGGAGAGATGTTTTACCTAGCCGTCTTATTCTCCCAGGACTTTTAAATCGCCGCTTTCCGCCGCTCGTTTCATCTTGACGTGATAAGCGTCTAAAACCTCCTGCATTGAATTTATTCTATCCCACATGGCCTTTTGTTCGAATGATGATTTTTCCGTGATGTTGATGGCAACGTCGATTCGTTTGCCCTGTTCGGTTATCCTTTGCCCTTGTTCATCGATCCGCTTGCCTTGTTCCTCTATTCTTTTATTCTGTTCTTCAATAATTTTCAACAATAAATCAACGCCGGAAGGCTTGCTGCTGCTTGTTTTCTCAGGCTCGATCCCTTCTGGTTTGGTAGCATAATCTTCTTTCAATTCAGCCACCATGTCACTCGCTTTACCCACATCCGGAAATATTTTTCTTGACATCATGTTAAATTTAGTTTATTTTGCCAACCACATTAACAATCGAGGCGTAAAAATGAATGTCACAGCACCCCAAAAAAGGAAACTTACGAACTCACAATTTGCCGCTTCCCTTCTCGGCCGGATCGCTGCCGATTTTACGGCGCTTGCTGTCGAAAACCGGCAATGCTCCGATCAGGCAAAAAATTTCTACCATCACCAAATGGCGGGAAAGGCCGCGCAAACTTACAAGCATTGTGCCTCTTACCTTATCATGGTCGCCGCTTCACTGCCTGCCATTCACCCAAGTCTTCCGGATGCCGCACTGTTATTTTCTTGTCCCAATCGTCATAGCCGGTTTGACACATATAAACGTCATCGGCGGCCAGCCACGGCGTTTTGTAGGAACCTAGCCATAAATCGCCGATATAGAGCCTCCACCGGCCCGTTTGTTGCGGGTCGGGTGAAATCGCAAAAACTCCAACGTCAGATTTGTAAGTATAAAGCATTTATTGACCAACCATATTAACAATCGAGGCGTAAAAATGAATGTCACAGCCCCCCAAAAAAGGAAACTTACGAACTCACAATTTTCCACTTTCCTTCAAAAACTCGACAGCCTTCTCATTAGCCCATGCTATACGACCATTGGCATCGACATTCAGCGACCTCTCCTTGCACCATCCGGGGAAGGTTGCCGGATTGAGTTCAGCCTTTACCATTATCTTGCCGGATGCTTTGACTCTCGATTCAATTTCAGCAAATCCAGTCAGGAATTCCTCATAGGTGTCGGGCAGCAGGAATGCATCCGTAAAAATAGCACGTGCCTTGATGAAATCTTCTTTGTTTTTGTACCAAATCACGCCAACTGCATAGGGAAGCTGATTCATAAATATCTCCATGAATCGAGGATTTAGTTTCTAATGGTAACAACAAACGAAAACATAATCAATCGAAAAATTATCCTTCTAAAACGCGGATTTTCTATTCCTTTGCTGGCCAAAAAGCTCGGCTATACGCCGCAAGGCGTCCTCAAGGTTATCAACGGAAAATTCAAATCCACTGCGCAATCCGGCGCGATGCTGAATGCCGTCGCTGGCGCCCTCGGAGTTACTAAAGAAGAATTCTGGCCGGAATTTTACGAGTCGCCGGCGAATATGGTTTCTCATAATGTCAAAATAAACGAAGCAACTGGAGCTGTAAATTAAAAATGAATAGGAGGGGTATTAAAATGACGACGACAATCAAGGAGTGTCTCTATAATACGATCCACCACAATGATAAATCTTTAAAAGTCATCGCCGAGGAAATCGGCATGTCTGAAAACTATCTCACCCGGGCGGCACTGCCCGATGCCGATGAATCCGATACAGGAACCGGCTGCCGCTTCCCGCTGAAAAAACTTGTCCCCCTGATCAAAGCGACAAATGATTATTCTGTACTCGATGCTATCGAGCAATCCGTCGTCCGCGTCGGTGTTCCGCTCCCCCCTCTTTGCGGGGCATCGACCGCCGACATTTGCCGTTTGACTATGCAGTCGGTCGGTGAATTCGGCGAATTGGTGCGCGAAGTAGAACGGGCAATCGCCGACAATCAGATTAAACCATCTGAACGCGCACGGATACAAAAAGAAGGCTATGAAGCCCTGCAGGCCATATTAGGTTTATTGTTGTCCTGTAAAATTCCCGGCAAAAAAATATTTGAGGGATGAAATGGGCGATATCATCGACACGGCGCAGCATCTTGATGAATTATACCGGGAATCGGCACTTATAAATGCATTGCGGCCTGGATTGTGAAGAACCAATTCCTTTGGAGCGATTAGATAAAAAGCCGGATGCCAGAAGGTGTGTCGCTTGTCAGAGCATAAAAGAAAAGAATTTAAGGGGGAGAGCATGAAAACAGCATTTTATCAGTTTGTCGATCACATCGATGAAATCATCGAAAAGTTGGATAAATTTGTTCAAAAATATGCGCCCTGTTTTCTTTGTTTTTCCGGCGGTTATTTTTTGGGTGTTATCGTTAATACTCTTATGCACAGGGGATGAGTCATGCAAAACAGATCGATGATCCATCTAAATATAGCCTTGATTCTGGGATTGATCGCGTTATTTATTTTTTTGGCGGTCGTCTCTTATCTGCAGATGAATTCACCGCAGGCGATCGCAATCCAGCAGGAACAGGAAAAAGTTATCCAACAAAAAAATGATGCGAAGGAACTGCAGCGCTTAATGCGTAAGCATGGTTATCCGGATACTGTGATCTACGAGCCCGGTCAGGTGCCGTATTACTACAACGCCCGCGGGCGGAAATGTAAATTAATGTAACCCCTTCAGCATAATCTTCCAACTGGCCGGCCGGGGCCATAGCCATAAACCCGGAAAACTCTTTGAGTTATCTTGTCGAACAACCAATATCGTAATGCCGATGGTAAGGCAGGGTCTGGGATAGAGGATGCGCGATAAGAACAGCGCTAAGTGATTATGTAGGATACAATCACTATCTGTCGGCGCAAGAAATCCTGCGATAGTTTTTTATTGGGAGTAAGGACTCAACAAAAAACCGTAACCGAACTGACTAAGCTTATTTTATTCACTACCTTACCAGTACGATGAATAATAGGCGACTGCCATGTAAGCGTAAGCTGTAGTGGCAGAATATGGAGAGGGACTTACCCCTCTCCATTAAAAAGAAAGGACATTATAAATGTCTGAACACCAACAAAAATATAATATTTGTAAATACTTAATCAAAAAGTGTTTTAATATTAATTTATCCATTCCGAAAGGGTACGGCACGCGTAGTGCTGAGTATGATAAATTTTATAACAAAAAAGATGAAATACTCCGCAAGGTAATTGCTGATATTTCAAAATATCAAATCCCAATTAAATATGGGATCGGGAAAACCATCAATCATTATGGATCACCTAGTACTATTACCTATTTTTGTTTTGAGGGTAGGCAATATTCGTTCCATGGATACTATGGAACGGGAAAGAAATATAACGGAAAATGGATTGGCAGAAGGAGAACCAATTTTGAGTGCCGGGGAAACTCAATTATTGGTAGCAAAGATTGTTATTGATAAAGCGAAAACCCGCCGTCCGAAGACTAAGCGGGTTTTCAATGTTTCACCTACGATAGTAGGAATTGGCCTTAATTTTAGGCCATAAAAAGAAAAAGTCAAGAAAAATTTTGTCATTCCCCGGCTAGACCGGGGAATCCAGGAAATTATTTGGAGATGAAATGAAACGATGGTTAATCATAATAATATTGTCAGTGTTTATCGGTTTATACACTGCGGAGATAGTTGTTTTCATACCTGATTGGATTAACGAATTGCTGAATTTATGGAAGTTTTGAAGGTTAATTATGGCTAATCCTGGACGCATATTCGAAGCACAGCGTCTTTTAAGGCGCATTGACGACCGCGACGCGGAATGTTCCCGCTGGCTGGTCCAGGCGTTGGAAAGTATCGCTGATGTTGATTCCAATATGCCGGTCAAGTGCGTCCTGCTGCATATCTACAACGCGCTTCCGAATGCCAGATTGAACGAAAAAGAAAAGGAGCTGCTATCAGCATGACAATAGATATTTCAAAAGGCCGCTGTTGGGCCGCAGGCGTTACATTAGTTCCTGGTTGTACTCCCTGTTCTCCGGGGTGTGATCATTGCTGGAGCGCCGGAATGACGCATAGGTTTGATAAATTAGGCGACGAACTTCATGCGTTTACATTGGAAGATAAACCAGTTTTTAACGGGATAGTTATCACTCGCCCCGACCGCCTATCTCGTTTCAATACGCGCAAGCCGAAAGTGTTTGCGATATGGAATGATTTTTGGCACGAATCCGTCCCCGATGATTTCCAATATTATGCGATTGAAAAAATGGTCGAGCCGAACACTTATTTAATCCTGACAAAGCGTCCTCATATCGCCGCAGATTTTTACAAGCAAGAAAAGCAGCAAGTATTTAATAATATCTGGCATGGCCTGACCGTCTGCAATCAGCAGGAAGCCGATGAGAAAATACCCATTTTTCTCCAAGTGCCGGGGAAGAAGTTTCTGAGTATTGAGCCGATGTTGGAGCCGATTGATTTAAATAAAAGCATACCCTACTTAGAACCGGCGAATGAAAGTCATTGTGGGCATTACGAGGCTCCGTGGCTTGAATATATCAACGCCGTGATTCTCGGCGGTGAGACCGGTCCCGGAGCAAGGCCGATGCATCCGGACTGGGTAAGAAGAGTTCGTGATGACTGCGCAGCGGCTGGTGTACCGTTTTTTTTTAAGCAATGGGGAGAATGGTGCCCAGTACCTACGCATGGGGATAATTATAGGATTGATGTTTCGTCATCAAGCGAACCTAATCAAGTATTTATGTATCGCGTTGGCCGCACCAAAGCCGGTCGCCTTCTTGACGGTCGGGAATACAACGATCTTCCGTTGATAACTAATTAATAATATAGCCGGAAATGTTAAGGTTTTTATGATTTTGAACACCGCAAAAAATATGTTACCCTATCCCACTAATAATTTTAGTGGAGGTGGATGTATGGCAGGACACGTTTATTATCATGCTCCGGCAAAGCGGTGTTATGTGGCTATACCTTTTAATGGTATAGAAGAAAAATTCTGGAAAATTAATATCAATAGCAATTGGATTCCTATTTGGGACAAAAAAACCGGCGAAAAGCTGCTGTCGATCATGCAGCATGAAATCGACAAAGGGACGTTTGATCCCCGGACATTTCGCCCAAATTCTCCGCTCTCAATAAAAGAGTTTTCTAAAATTTGGCTGGATAATTCAGGCGCCTGTAAAAACACCAAAAAAGTTTATCGGCATGCTATTAATAAAGTAATGGCATGTGAAGACTTCGGCGAAGATTTTGATATCCGAAGTTTTACCTTCACGAAATTACAGGCATTCAAAAATTCCCTGCAACTATCGGATGATGCGAAATATAATGTTTTGTCTGCGTTGAAAACCATGTTGAATGTCTATAAAAAAGACGTTCCTTCTTTTGTTCTGCCTGTATTTCCGCCACTTACCAAGCCCGAACCGGAAAAAACTGAATATTTGACCTTTGATGAACAGCAAAGAATTTTGGATGCTATTCCGGAACGTCATCGGCCTATATTTATCTTGATGATGGAATATGGTTTGCGGCCCCAGGAAGCCACGGCGTTGAAGTGGGATTGTATATCCGAATCGAAGATTATTTTCCGGCGCTCTCATTCTGAATATGAGCTTAGGGAAACGACCAAAACCGGGAAAAAGGGTGTCAGAAGTGAGGATATTACCACCCGGACACGGCAAGCATTAAAAGATGCGAAACAATGGCCTTCGTTCCAGGGATGGGTATTCTGCCATAACCAAAATGGCAGCCATTACGACAATAAAATATTGAATAAGATCTGGCATGCGGCTTGTGCACAGTCAGGCGTTAAAATCGAGCTTTATGAAGGCGTCCGGCATTCATTTGGAAGCCAGTTAATGGACATGGGATATGATATTGATTTTGTCCGTGACGCCATGAGCCATACATCCAGCCGAACAACCCGCCGCTATGCCCACCGCAACAGATCATTGATTACCAACGCCCTTGAAAACAGAGGAAAAGTAGTAGAGTTTAGGAGTTCGTTAGAAGGTCAAAACAAAAATGCAAGTAATTGATATTATTATACATAAATGGCGCGCCCGGTAGGATTCGAACCTACACTACCGGGTAATTTTCTTAATAATATCAATACTAAAAAACTACTTAGAAGTTCGTTAGAAGTTTAACGAGACAGGCTTTTACTGTATCGGTAGAAGAATGTCAATAAAAATGAGTTGATTTAAAAGGATTTATTTATGCCGCAAATCATTAAAATTCTGAATGGTGGGTTTTCCAATATTAACGGACAGCCTGTTGGAGTGATCATTTTCCGGATATCAAAAAATGAATCAAAGCCGGAAGATCATCTAGCCTATTGCCCGGCAAAGCAAAAAGTTGAAGTCATCAAATCCCTGCAAAAATTGCACTGGATCAAAGAAAAACAATCAATAAAAAATCCCCTAAGCAGAGAGCAAAAGAATAATGCCAACTTGTCCTAAATGTGACTCACGGATGACTTATCCGGATGGTGCTAATTATGCCTGCATTAAGTGTGGGCAACGCTGGCCGATCTCCGGCACGGTGCAAATTGTACCAATAACAATCAATGATGTCAAACAAATCAGGGAGGATATTATGACGAAAAATAATAGGATCAGATCATGCGATAATTGCGGCCGGGAAAAAGTTATCCAGTCTCACGGCAGGTGTGGTGGATGTAATGGCGCTGTTAAGGGATTAATTCCTGACACTCCGGAATTTTTAAAAACCCTGGCCGCGGCCAAAGAGCGTTTTTCTGATCCGAATTATAAACGTGGCGGCAAACGGTCAGTTGAAGGTCCGAAGAAAATATCATCCGCCGGTGTTAAGAAAATTAAAACCCATGTGAGAGCATTAAAAATCAAACATGCAGGAGAGGCTCCGGCTGATATGGCGCTTGTCATCGCTTCGATGGAAATGCAGCGGGATAGTTTTCTGTCGTCTGCAGATAAGATGCAAAAGGCGATCGATATCTTGATGTCATAAACCGCCTCGTTTAAACGCTCTATAACGAGACTTTATCAGGTGTAGATATGGAAATCTCTGTTAAATTTGAAGGTTTAAAAGAACTAACGAAGAATATGGATGATCTTGCAAAAAGGCAAGTGCCGTATGCTACAGCTAAAGCGCTGACAAAAACAGCGCAGGATATTAAGGCTGAAGAGTTAAGAGAAGTTCAAAGAACAATTGATCGTCCAACGCCATACGCTATTAATAGTCTGCGTGTTGATCCAGCCACAAAGAATAAACTGGAAGCAACTGTTCGCTTCAAAGATAAATCCGATGCCGGTAAAGGCAATCCTGCCGCAAATTTTATGCTTCCACAGGCTGAAGGTGGAAAGCGTAATATTAAACGCTTTGAATCTGCACTCCAGCGAATCGGAGTATTACCGCAAGGGATGTATATCGTACCCGGTGAGGCCTGCCCTCTCGATGCTTATGGTAATATCCCGGGCAGTTTTATTGTGCAGATCCTTTCCTATTTCCGGGCATTCGGAGAACAGGGTTATCGGGCCAATATCACAGATAAACGCAAGGCAGCATTGGCCAAGGGCAGCAAGCGCAAAAGAACGATGGGTTATGAATACTTTGTATCCTATGGCAAGGGCACATGGTCCGGCCGTCAGCATTTACCCGCCGGCATTTATAAGCGTGTGGCCTTCGCACGCGGCAACGCAATCAAACCAATTATGATGTTTGTTAAAGAACCAACATACCAAAAAAGATTCCCATTTTACGAAATAGCACAGAAAACAACTAAAAAGAACATTGTATCTAACTTCAACGAGGCAATGGATGAAGCAATCAAGACAGCTAAATGATCGGCATACGCTTGCCCTTGCCAGTGTGTTGGCCTGCCTTTTAATGAGTAAGGCGCCGCTTTTTTCCGCCCCGTATCCCCAACAAGGAAATTCAATACAAGTATCTATACGCATCCCTTTTGGGGAGGTGCTCAAAAACAAATCGCGGGTCCTTCCGGCGACCTCAACGATTACGGGTAATTCAAAC